ATGGCTCCCCAGGTAGGACTTGAACCTACAACCCTTCGGTTAACAGCCGAATGCTCTGCCAATTGAGCTACTGGGGAATAATCCTATACTCTCTTATTTAAAACTGGTGGACTCCCTGGGACTCGAACCCAGAACCTTGGGGTTAAAAGCCCCCTGCACTACCATTGTGCTAGAAGTCCGAAAACTTTATGCCGAGCCAACATTTTGCTTAATCTCAACTCGGTTGAACAGCGTCTCCATGCCGCCATGCCACGTCGAAACATCATGCTTCTTTGGCGTCATACGAGCCAGGAAACAATCGTCCACATCAATACCCATGGACTCAGGCGCGCTATTAGAAAAGAACACACCGAGATTGCCTTTTCTATCGCAAATATTGAAGACGTAGAAACCTCGATTCTCGATATACCGATAACTCTTCAGCTTGACGAAGAAATCATCACGGCTGCCGATCTTACCGATAAACTCGGAATCGGAAGAGGCTTCCACAGCTTCACTCTTCCGCTTTTCGTATGCAGCCTTCTGCTCCATCGTATTGTAGACACACGCCACAAAGCCGAAATCGGACTTGGTGATGTATCCGTGTTCTACGGTTCGATATCCACCGAGAGGCAGCATCCGAAGCGAACGGTCGAAGTCCGACTCGGAAGCATACGAAGCATCATTATCGAGAACGGTGAGCCAGGAGATCGCGTGAAGGGCCCGCTTCTTATCTTCCTCTTCGATTGGACCGAACTTACTCGGACCATCCTCGGAGAAGAACTCACGCAAGCAGTCGGCCGTCGCCACGACTCCAGGTCCGCCACGCTGAGCGTCGGTCTTGGAATAGTAGCCGTTGCGCCGAGTCTCGGCTGCGACGAACTCCAACGCCAAGCGAAGCGGATATGTGGGCACAGGTTTACGCGCCATTCACTTCCTCCACAATCTCAAAGTTAGGATCATTGACCTCTGAGATCCATCGCCAATCTTCCGTAGTGACAGATCCAAGACTGAGAAAAGGACCAGGCGCGCTGGTCGGGAACTTAACCGACTCGCGCACAGCCTTGACCACCCAGAGGTCGCCATGCTGCGAGATTCGATTCTTGCCGTGGCGCGAAATGCCACGCAGACGGACTGTCCTCACGAGAATATCTCCCCAATCACGAGTACAAATTATAGTCAATTTAAGGCGAAAGTCAATGGTTTAGATCAAAATACTTGATTCGTAAGTATGCGAAACTAAAGAGCTTTTAGACTTTCTTCTAAGTCATTGATTTCAAAGGGTTTTCTAACTGCTCTCAAAACGGTTTCTCCAGCGATCTAATACGACCCCCTAGACTCAATGTATAGGTCTAGAGAAGAAAAGCCTGGAGAGGGCGACCTCCGCCGGCTGATTCTCAATATGAGCGCCCGGAGATCGGAGAAGGGCTCACGCCTCCCTGAGGCGATCCTTCTCTCGCGAACAGTCCGCACATGCCCATAACGGACGAGATGTGATTTTATTGTATCCTTCTGCTATTACTACACGGAAAACTTTGAGAAAAGAAGACTGCCCGCAAAAATCACAATGATAATATTGTTGTGGTTCTTCCGATTCGGAAATCAAATTCGACATTTATGATTCCTTTTTATCATTCTCTCGATTAACATATGGAGAACACTTCGGGCAGCCAAGCATCGTACCACTGACCTCAATATTACCATCACCATCAACCGAAGTCTGAATTAATTCTTCCTCTTCCAATACTTCTATACAGGCTTCACCGCCTGCAATTGCACCAGCATTAAAACCACTCTTCCAACTAAAGTATATTGCCACTATATACAACACACCAACAATGATGTAGCTTAGCTCAACAGTCAAATCTAATCCTAATAATCGTAGTAATCTTCGTCCAGGTCTTCAATCAAATCAACCAACTCATCTTCATCATATGTAATACCATTACTATAATCAGAAGCAATCTGATTAATCATATGATTATGATTGCGCCTCTGCTGCTTTCGTCTCTTCTTTCTAGTATTCTTTGCCTCTACATATTCATCATCATCGGCATATCGAGTGGAATTTTTTCCCATTTCTCTATTCGGTCCTTTCTGGTAGATTTAGGTCAGGAAATGCCTGACACACAATTTCATATGTTAACCCCTTCACCTGAAGATCCTTATCCTTCATCTTCAGTACCAATTCTGCTTCTTGCGCTCCAATACTTTCCAAAAGGTCAATAAAAATTTTCTCGCGGCGGCCCTTATCCTGTATAAGATTTCCCCCATTCACAAAATAACCAAACTTTCTCGCCTCTTTCTCTAAATGCGAAGGTGACATCCCAACCGGAGCGTCATCCGGCGTATATGGCGGAGCACCAGGAGGAAGCTGCAAATTAATGTCAGGATGAAACGCCCCCTGCAAAATCGTTTTAAGGGCAAACGATTCATGCTTCTTTAGGCAACTAACTCTATCTCTAGTGCTTTTTGCCTTTTCAAATTTCTCAAAAACTTCAGGTACCGTAGGTGTCATAATATTCTCCAATTATTAAAATTCTTGTATACAATCCATCAAATTACGAAGCCTCTTCTGAATAAAGAAATTCAAAAGACCACTCCTATTTGCCGAATCATAATTATCATACGCATCCAGAATTTGAATTTTCAAATCCTCAGGCACATATTTCAGATCAATCAATTCTCGATTTCGACAAAATCCTCGCCAGGCATTTTCGTCCATACCGTCAGGCTTTTCATCCTGATTCAGGTTTACATCAGAAGCCCACTCATTCAGCTTTTTGGTTGAAAGTGGCTTCTGTCTCTGCCCCTGCACGAAGACACTATCCCCAGACAAACAATTAGGAATACCATCACTTCGATCACCCCTAAAGATGTGTTCTTTTAGGAATGCAGAAGGATCGTCAGTTCTAAGAAACTTCTTTTGTACTGGAGAATATTGGTCCACGTTTTCGAGATACTGTAGCTGCATAAAATCTTTATCACCGGACAAGATCAAAGTAGGCTCTGATGGATCACTTCGATGCATTGTCAACATTGCAATAATGTCATCTGCCTCCGCTCGATAAACGTCAATTACCTTATAAGGAAAGTATTCCTTCAATTCATCACGAATAGTATTTAGCGTTTCAAAAATTAGATTCCAGTCATAATCTGAAGAAGCACGAGTCTTTTTTCGAGATGCCTTGTAGAACGGAAATATTTCTTTGCGCCAATAATTTCTATTATCACAACACAGCACCAACTCGCCATACTTATCTTTGTATGAACTTCGATACATACGAAGACTATTCAATACCATATGGCGAATTAGATTCTCATCCACTTTCATATGCTGATTATATTTACTGTTCAGACTCACCATCAAATTACTAATGGCAATCTGATTTAGATCGACAAGGATCACTTCACAATCCTCACGATTACCATGTCAGCATTAATGCGACCAGTCACTTTAGTTTCCTTTGCTTTAATCATATCCATCAACTTTCGCAGCTTGACCTTACCGCCCTTCATCACGTCAGGCAGAATTTGGTCAGGCTTGCGAATCTTCTTCTTGAATGATTTAGTCGAGTCCCACTCTTTAAGTGTCGTACCTTTTATCACAATACCAGAATCAGATACATACCGATACAGGAAACGATTCTTAGTGTCAAAGATCCACACTTGAGACGCATCGATCATATTCTCGGGCGGTTCGCTCGCAATCTTATATGTATCATCAGACTTCTTATACTTTACCGTAAGATACGATTTCAGCAACAGACCGAACCTTACGTCGGCGCGGCTTGCGCGTCTTCTTGGCTGAGTCTGCCCAAGACAATGCGTCTTCTACCAACGACTGAATAAACTTGAGATACCGCTTTCTCTGCGGCTTCGTCAGATATGCGTATGCCTCATTCAGATCATCATCTCGACCAGCGACAACATCTTTCAGCTCATCACAAAGAGAATCATAGTATGTGGCAATCTTGCTAGATAGCATTCCCTTCACTTGATTTGCCTTGAGCCACTTATACAGGTCGAAATCAGATTTGCAACCATTCAGCAGAAACTCATCGACCTCACCTTCAATCTGACCGATGAACTGCGATACCTGCGTTCGGATTCGCTCCTGAATATTGATAGGCTTGGCAACCTTCTTTGCTGCCTTCTTTTTTCGAGTCTTCAAAATACCCTGAGCTTCAGATACCAGAGACTCTACTTCAGCATCAAGGCGCGCCTGTGTGTTCTCAGGAAGAACAAGACCGTTTGTTGCCATTCGAGCAACTGCGGAATATGTACGCTTGCCTGTCACGTTCGTGGTACGAAGAGCAGCGCCCTTCTTCTTATCAATAGACGCAACGTACTCTACCATAAACGCATGGCATTCTTTGGGGGAATATACATAATTGTAATAACTGAGAGCTTCGGAAATCTTGTGTTGCAACTCTTCCGAACTCAACTCAGACACATCATTCCATGTCGGTTCTTTCGTACCGTAAATTGTAGCTTCGTACTTGGCGCCTTTACGCTTTGCCATGAATCCCTCTACTGAATTGTTCGCTAGTAAATATACAACACATGCAATCAAATGTCAATAGTATTGACCATATCTTATAGGATAGTCTGTACATATACCATGACAGGCTTTCAATCCATCATCAGAATAATGTGCAGTTTCGGGCAAAACTGCAATACAATTTTTACCAATTTCTTTCCCGGATATACCCAAATAAAACCTTTACTGGTAACAGTATAATCATCATCTTGATGCCAAAAACATTGAACCGAAACGCGCAACAATTCTTTCAATGCTTCCACGTTTTTAGCATGGCACCAAAGATGACTACTATATTTTATAAAAGTATAATCTACTTCATATTGTGGCTTGTCGTGCCCCAAAACATAGTTTCCATCGATGAACCAAACATCCAACTCAACTGAATACCCAAGATTCATCGCAGTTCTAATATAATCAGGATGATTCTCTTTATCTGGATTAGCTCCAGTTAAATTACCCCTATGTGATATTATCATCTATGATTCTCCAAGAATACATTTAAGTTCTCTGTGATAATTCCTTCTTATAAAATATCCATCCAACTAGAAACCATTTCCTCCACCATAGATTCAAACGTATATTCTGGTTCCCATTTTAATTTGTTTCTAATTTCTGATGAATCTCCTCTAAGAAAATTTAATTCCTGAGGGCGCATATAGATAGGATCAACAATAATATGATCCTTATAATTCAACCCCAAAAGATCAAATGTAACTTTACACATATCCCTAATGGTTCTACTTTCTCCGGTTGCTACTATCCAATCATCTGCATATTCATTAACTGTAATTAAGTGCATTGCGCGAACATAATCTTTCGAGTGACCCCAATCTCTTGACGCATCCAAATTCCCTAAAGCTAATTTTTCTCTCATACCTTTTTTAATCTCAACTGCTCCCTTAACTATTTTATTAGTCACAAAATTTGAACCCCTTCTAGGAGACTCATGATTAAAAAGAATTCCATTACTGGCGGGCATATCATAAGCTACCCTATAATGACGCACAAGATTATAACCCAAAACCTTAGCACAACCATAAGGCGATGTTGGCGACATAGGAGTAGTTTTTCTTTGGTAACCATCATTGTCAATAGAATTTCCAAACATTTCAGATGAAGATGCTTGATAAAATTTAGCCTCAGGTACTATATGTCTACATGCCTCAAGCATATTTAACACACCAAGACCATTAGACTGAATCGTAAAAGAAGGCACATCAAAACTAATTCGGACATGACTTTGGGCCGCCAAATTATAAACTTCATCAGGCTGCACCTCAGATAAAATTTTATTTAACGAATGAACATCCAATAAGTCTCCATAATAAGTTTGAATATTCCCTAAATGGTCAATTCGACTACCTTGATTTTCAGGAACAGAATTTCTGCGTATCAACCCATAAACTTCATATCCTTTAGATAATAAAAGTTCAGAAAGATAACTACCGTCCTGACCAGCAATTCCAGTTATAAGCGCCTTTTTTTTCATCGTTTAATTCCTTCCATATTCAAACTAAGCAAAGTTCCATTATCTTTATCCATATGAGGTATATATGATTGTGAATGGTCATCAAAATCCGAATGTTCTGTATCTCTCCAATCATACATTTTAACATCATATATACCAATATCGTTTAACAAAGTATTGAGACTTTTAGTATCATAAACAGTTTTGTGATATATAGTATCATCTCCCATACACATCTTGCCATATAAAGGCCCCAAAAAAGTTTCTAATGGCATATCGTTAATAAGATATAATCGTGCCATTGAATAAAAATCTGGGACAGCAATTCTCAAAACTCCTCCAACCCTAAGGCAACGAATCCATTCCAAAAGCAAATCTACAACTTCTTCTCTATCAAAATATTCAATAACACGAGAAGCATATATCAAGTCTACAGAATTATCTTCATAAGGCAAACTCGCTATAGCATTAGAATCTAAATGAGAATAATCTCCCCCATCAATATGAATCCAATCTTCTCCAAAGTTTCTCCAACCACAACCTAAATGTAGTTTAATCATTTTTAAAAATATCCATTTCCCTTAAATCAGGCCAATCAGAAATAACCCATTTTCGAGCAGGAGTTTCTATGGCAGTTGGCAACTTATCTAAACCCAACTGTGCCGTTTCTGGAGTCATGTAATAATGATACCCTATCGAAGTAATATTTTGTTCTCTCCAAGGAATGTTGGGATCTCTCCCATCATAGGACATTTTTTTAAGTTCATCTCTGGCTCCTCGATTATCTGTCAAAATCATTCCACCACGACCCAAACTCAAATGTTTTTGAAACTGAAAACTCAAACACATATATGTGTTCGGAATATAACTATTCTGCTTCCATAAAACAGCGGCATCAATAACATCATCTGTCAGATAATAATAATCGACCCAATCCTCTTCTTTCCACTCCAAAACAAGTCCAAGTTTCTTTGACAGGGCTGGAATTGAAATATAAGTTTTTACTGGAACCTTAATCGTTTTAATATTATTATATACCAAACACAATTCAATTGCATGAGTGCAACAATCTACGGCAACGGCATATGGTGACCCATAAAAATCTGCAATCTTATTTTCAAATTCCGAAACTATATCAAAAGACACTAATTCTCCTCCACTGGATGGGTATTATGATATTGTTCTCCAATTACAGAAAGTCTTTTAATTAAATCAATATCATCGACATCTTTTAACAAAGAAAAATATCTGACCCAATTCTTAATGCTGGAGTATATCCATATTCATTTGTCATATTTAATTCATATAATCATCACCAAGAACAGTATGCTCTAAACTTAAAAGTTCGGGATTGCATTTTATCTAAATCCAAATGAGGTAATGCCATTTTTTCAGACCCATCAATATCAACAGATACAAAATTGATTTTAGAAAACTTTTCAGAGTTTTCGTCTAAAATACTATTAATAGTTCTAAACAGCACTTCATGTCTTCCGTTTAAATATCCATCAATCTCTTTTATATTCCTGTCCCCATAATATGGCTTGTAATCCGAATTTTCATAATAATATTCTAAACTAAAATCTGTTGTGCTTAGAGATGCCCGATAATTTAAAGAAACTTCTTTCGATACACCATCCTCATCTGCTGCTGCACAACTATAACAAACAGAATTTGGTCTATTATTTTTAAGCATATCAAAATAAGATGGATGCATTTCAATACAAATCCCATTCCATCCGTTTTGTTCTAATAGAAAAGTATTACTAAATCTAATACCATCCAATGCCCCAACGTCTAAAAAAGTTCCATTTTTTATATTTTTCTCAGAAAAGAATTGAGTAATAATCGAATCTTGTCCTGCCTGGCCATAATATATCATATAAACTCCTTATCATTCTCTTGTCCCTTATACGGACCGGTTTTATACTCATAAACTAAAGTTTCATCTTCTAATACCTCATAATTATGTCCACCCCTAAATGTCAAAGAACAATCTCCAACATTTAATACATCTGTTGCAATAATTGTATCATCTAAATCATACATTATAATTTTAACACGCCCTTTAATCACAACCCAAGACTCTTGAGCGATCACTTTCTCCTCCCCCGATTTCCATATATGCTTATGTGGGCGAAAGGTCTTTCCTTTTTCCATATTTAACGCAGACAATTGAATAAACTGGTCTTCTGCCGCAAGATCAGTTCTTCCAGAAGCAATATCTTCGATTCGATTAATTGCGTGTAATAAAACATCTGCATCAACCTTTGAATATATCCTTTTCATTTTCTTCCCTCCATCGGCCGACCATCAATAACTGCTTTTATTTCAGGCCATAGATTATATCGGTTTAATATTAAATCTCTCGCTTCCGCCATTGCATTAATATTTTCAGTCGTCGGGACAGTTTCAATTATTTCTAAAACTTGCTCAATAGCTATATCAACATTATCAATATCAATAACATGATAACTCTGTTCTGGTAAAAACTTGTCAATATTTGGACATCCCCAATATATAGGCATAGTCCACGATAACAACGAATCAAATATTTTCTCACTTAAACAATTCTTATTCTTGGAATTTTCAAAAGCTAATGTATAATGATATGGATGTAGCCCTTTAAATTTACAATAACCATCATAATTTAAGGAACCCTTCCAACACTCACTAATGCTCCCAAAGGTTTCAATTCCGTATTGACCATAGACATCAATATTTTTATAAGAATCCACAAACCTTTCTAAAAAATGAACTCTTTTTTTGTGTCCGTCTAAACCAACTTTACCACTTGTAATTGTACTTAATAGTTTCGTTTTATGCGTCTTATCATATTTCAAATTTAAAAGATCATCATATGAAGGTTTAACTCTCCAAACAGAAATCAAATGATGTCGAAGGTCAGTATATGTTCCTTGAAAAAATAAATCATCGGGAAATTCTAATCTTGGATAGATAACTTCAGGTTCTTCTCTTTGAAAAAATAAAATTTCACTATTCGGTATACCTATAGGAAGCCTACCAAAACCTTCACTCGTTCCATCCATAACGATGTGATAATCTGCCAATTTTGGATCATCAACCGCCTCTATATTTTTCCAAATTCCAGACCTTTCGGGAGTCTGAGATTTATATACTCCCAAAAGATCAGAAGAAGACTGACCCCAAGAACAATAAAATATTATTTTTTCATTCAAAGACACCAACGCACCATCATCATATCAACTCCATCAATTCATCAATAGTAAAACCTCTCACATTCATCAGAAGTCGGCATACCCTCTACAATTCTTTCGTGTAAATTTTCGCCCGGTTGTATTCCAATAACTTTAGGCTCAACATAAACCCCATCATTATACTTTTGATACATTGCTTTCAATAAATCTCCATTTTTAACACTTTTCATTTCTGGACAAAACGGATCAGACGAAGTTGCATTATCCAAACAATCAAAGATAAGATCAATCGCTTGGTCAACCGTCCAATAAAATCGCGTTGCTTCCGGGTCAGTTACAATACAAGGCTCACCATTCTGTATCAAGTCCTTCCATTTACATAGAACAGATCCAGTAGAATACAAAACATTTCCATATCGAACAATTCTATAATCGCACCCAGGGTTTAATGATTCATATTGACGAAACAAAGACTCCATTAACATTTTTGATGCGCCATATGTACCAGAAACTCTACACGCCTTATCCGTACTAATACCAATAACAAAATCAACATCATACTTCAACGAAAAATCTAAAACATTCAAACTACCTATTGTATTAGATTTAATACACTCCCTTGAGAATTTTTCTGCAAGACCAACGTGCTTAAATGCAGCAAGATGAAATACACCATCAACTCCAAGAAATGCCTGATTAACTTCAAACACATCTGAAACATCACCCGGAAAAATATCTATCGAATCGTATTTTTGTTTTAGCTCCAAAAGAGAACCCTCATCTCTGGACATAGCCCTAACGCGGCCACCAGAAGATAAAATTCTACCAATCAACTCTTCTCCAAGAAACCCACTACCTCCTGTCACCAAATACAAGTTTTCCATTTTCAATTTTCATTTATTTTCTCCGATCTCTAAAAGAAATTCATAATCATTTTTAAAGTTTCCTATTTCTTCAGAGCGATCTTGATACATCTCTTTAATTATCAATTTGTCTTCTTCATACATACCTTGTATATTAATCTTATTCGCATATTGACCATCGCTTAATAATTCTATTTTTAAAGCACACCATCTATCTTTGGTTCCTAATATTTTATATCCATCCCCCTCTGCCATAGCACTCCCACGAATTTCCCAATCCCAAGGAGACCAATTTGAGTATAAATATCTCAAAAAATATTTTCTATTCCAAATAGAAAATTGTGCTGTTATCCTATAAAGAGAATCTATTGTTTTTATGCTACGATTTTGATTCAATTCTAAAATATCAAAATCTGAACACTCTTTATATAAACTAACATCAGCCGGATCTCTACTGTATTGAAGAGAAGGCTGCAAATCTATTCTACCTACCGTCTCATTCAATTCACCTAATAACATTTCATACAAACTACGATCAAATGGTCTCACAATGCAAAAATCATCAATACCAAAAATGAAATGCTCATCATCAATCGAATTAAAATATTCGATCAAATAGTTAGACCATCCTTGAGCCCCTCCGATCTGCTCCTTAGCCATAGACACAAATTCAAAATTATCAGGCAAAGAGAAATCTGGTTCACTAAAACCCAAAACCTTAACCTCAAAATCATCTCCCCAATACTTATTAAAGAAATATGAAAATGCTTCAATAACAAACAAATGAGAATCGCAGGTAGGAATATACACTTTCATAATAGTCTTTCTATCAAACCCATATCAACAATGTCTTTAGGCTCTTTCCTTTTATTTTTCAATTCTCGAATCACATTCAAACCTGCAAATTTCATTCCATCAAAATAAAAATGATTCGTCGGATTATACAACACATCATCTATAGCGACAGTGTAATTATGAATCTCATCATTATGACTATGTATATCTGAATGGCCCAATATAGCGTTACCTGATGTCAGATAATCTAGATCATTGCCTTCCCTAAGACCATATAAAGATAGAATTGAACTGGCGGTAACACAATAATCTTCGCTATCCAATCCATTATCTCCTATATACCGTGAATAATAATCCAACATGGAATAAAAATTAGGATAATAAACCATATTAGAATTGTTAATATAATGCATACTATTCTCATTAAAAAAGACCCGAGACAAACGAAGAGTCTCAGCATGAGTATCATTAATGTGACAAGAATGATTTCCCAAACNATATATATTCCTNATTTTATTTTTTAACGTCTTNGCCTGTTCNACATCATCCAATTCTACCAAATATACTCGCATAGGATAATTACTAGTAAAACATAAACGAGCCTTATCTAAGAATCCAGAAAAATTATTATTCCAAGTTCCTCCCCATTCTTCCCCCAAATACAATTGTCGAACTATATTCAGCGCACCGTTGGTGCATACAATATCCTTCACATAAACAAGATCAGATTCAGATGTCAATATCTCTTCTGCCCTATCTAAAAGATTCATCGAAGTAGCAGATGGAAACAAACTCACAACATAAGTATTCTTTTTCAATTTCGCATATTCAACAGCCATCGCATCTAAATATTTTTCATCTAAACCCAAACGTCTGAAATAAAAACTACTACAATCATACTCACCTTCAGACATATCATTTGTAGTATGATAAGACACTGGCTTGTCATACAATAAACAAGAAGCAACTCTATGAGAACCATTCAACAAAAAACCATCATCAGTTACAGGTACGGTGTCTAGTGTGTCATCATAACCAATACTCTTAATCGAATCTAATATCTGATGAAATGTTAATAAGAAATCTTCAAAACTATTTTTACTCTCATTATCGATTTCATTGAAACCATTCCAAACTCTCAAATGCCTCTCATATAAATCTAAAGCAAAATTTGTATTATAACCATTCTCTCTATACTTGGCATATAAAAATTTAGAAACAATATCAATTCGTGTATTAGTTAGAAAAAAATCAGCCGACATGTTATCAGTCATATATCACACCAACCTTTCTCTTCGATTATTCTTTTTTCTAATCCTATCTCCCATATCAATTTGTCTCTGTCTATCTTTTTTATGATCATTGATAGGATTATCATCATTATACACATACAATGTATCTTTAATAAAACGAACTCGCTCTCTGGCCATCTCCATCATAGGAAACATCAAAGCAAAATCCCAAGCCATTTCATAAAATGTTCCATCATCATCGACCATATCGTCTTCAGTCAGGCGTTTGGCTAAATTGTAATTGAAAGTACGAAGATGGCTTGCGCGCCATGCAGGATCATCTCTAAAGGTCCCATCTTCCACTATATTCTTCGGATATTCAGTAACATGAAAAGACGAATCGCGACCACTAGGATGTTGAACATAACTTCCATAAGTCATCCAACAATCTTCATGCTCATATACATGATCCAATATCGACAGCACATATTCACTCGCCAGCCAATCGTCTCCATCTAAAGTTACGATTACATCATCATCAAATGCATCCAAGTTTTGAATCATATGATAAAGATTATACAATGCTCCCATATTTTCTATCGTTCTCAATAAGCGTAAAATAATCACCACAGTCATATTCTTCGATAAATTCTTTAATCACATTTACCGTATTATCTGTGGAACAATCATCAGTTATGATATATTCAAAATTATCATAATCCTGACCCAAAACACTTATTAGAGTATTTCGTATATAACTTTCAGAATTATACACTGGCGTAATAATTTTAAAATGAACACTCATATCACATTCTCTAAAATATACTTCGACTTTTGCTTCTCATTCCAAACTTGAGGTAACGTCGCATAAGGCAAATGCTGCAATGTAATTTCACTCAATATCTTATATTCATCTTGAACAATTTCTTGATGCAAAATACCATTCACATCAAAAGGCCAACCTCTATCTGGATCTAGATTTTGATCCATTCTAGACGACGAACCCTCAGACACTAAACAATCATATACATATATATCATTGCAATCTGTGTTTACATAAATTATTTCTCCCCTTAAATATGAAGCAATTCCTTGGCACATATGAGGATAATCATCTGCCAAATTAAGATCATCTAAATATCGAAAATTCTTCTCAATTGCGTTATTCGACAAGCAAAGGGGTGGCTCCCCTCCGGGGCAAGTAACACCATCCCAAACGATCTTCGGAAAAGCTGCATATCTCTGATCTAAAAATGACCAAAGAAACGTACCATTTCCCAATGGAATTGTTGAACGTGGATCTTGTCTATCAGGAGGAGACTGCCTGATCGTGTCAACATAAGGACAAGTTCCGCTTAAATAATCAAATCTAGATTTTTTCTGAAGCTCATCTATACACTCAAATGCCATAGGGTAATAATAGTCATCACCATCAACTGCCATAACATGAGTATATTCTCTTTCCTTATAGATTTTTCGATAAGTATCATAACGAGCATTATGACCCATTCCACTCTTACCGTTAGATTCGGTCACATGAATATCATAATCTTTTGCAAATTTATCTTGAATAGATTTTGTATACGATCTGTCAAGAGAATTAACAACAATCACAATATCAAAATCGAAAGGAACTGGTTCCTGAGATTCAATCGACCAAACACACCTCTCTAGATGTTCAATCGATATGGATGGAGACACCAAAGGTATCACGCACATGTTCTCAATATTTGAACGCAGCATTATTTCCCATCTTTCAAAAGACTTTCCATAAAATCCATCCACTCATACTTCCTCATATTCCAACCATAAAAATTGTTATAATATGAAGTTTGCATCTTGAGAATATCCTGAACACCAGGATTCCAAAAAGCATCAATCGCATGACTCAAGATATTTGCAAACTTTTGAGCATGACGAGCAGGATCAGATTCCCAATTATACATCCAAGCATAATCGGTACCCGTTTCAGTTAGTGCTCCATAATTAGGAACAACAGCCAAACATCCAGCAGCCATAGACTCAAGCAACACACGACAAGACGTTTCTTCGTATACGCTAGGATATGCAAGAATGTGCGAAGTCTTCAATCGTTCCCGTATCTGATTATTAGGAAGACTCTTATAATAGTTCACACACTCCAACTGATCTAGTCGATCGAACAATACCTGAAACTGCGAATCTGCTTCTTCATTACCATACAACCTAAAACTAGAAATCACATCAACTTCAAAATCATCACGTTGCTGCGACAAAACACGAATCGCAGACTCCAGAATATGCAAACCCCGATGTGGTGTAGAAAAATAAATTAACTTAATCTTACCGTCTTTAGGCTTCTCATGAACAGGAATTTCATTAATAGCATTCTTTAGTACAATACCCTCTTCATATGGAATACCCAAATAACGAGCATATTTGTCCTGCTGCCAATGAGACACAAATACAATTTTCTCAAATCGTTCTCGTGATTTAACATCTTTCAAATGCTCAGATTCAGGATCACCAGGAAGATCATGCAACCATAACAATGCCGGGCGATCATCAAAAAACTCATCCCGGACGCGAGACTGTATAATGTTAAAACTCTTTCCAAAGATCGGCAGGAAGATGAGAATACAGTTCTTCCAATAGAAGTTCTGTGCCACCCTTTGCATTAGGATTGATCATATTCTTCGTCAAATCAAACCTAATATCTGCACTATCGTCAACTATATTTAATGAGAATTCCGACATAATTTACTCCCAAAATAGAGAAAAGGCGACGAGGAGATATAACCCTCGCCGCCCTTTCCGTCCGCTATTATATGGTTATATGATGACTAGTTCTTCACCATACCGTAGCGCGCGGTGCTCGTAGCCGTAGGCTCCTGAGTAACCTCCCAGTTACCATACGCCTCAACCGTGCTCTTGATATGAGAAATCTGAGCGCGGAAGTTCTTAACACCAAAGCGAGCGCGCGCCTCAGCCTCGGTCAGAGTACCACCGTTTGCAAGATAATCAACAACCTTGCGAGTCTTACTACCAGGACGAAATGCCATAATTTACAGTTTCCTATTTATCAGCTTATCAAATAAAGTATATCGAGAATCGCTGACTCATTCTCAAATACATACATCAATAT